ATTTGCCTGAAAATGCCATCAAAGCCTTGACTCCAGCAGAATACGCAGCAACAACTCGCGCAAAACGGGCTGGCAAAAAAGCAGGCAAACAGTTTGTTGCTCAACCAAAGAACATTGCCAAAAAAACAGCGGGGTACAGATAAATGGCAACCACTGGTTCAACGGCATTTGATCTTGAGTTTACGGAGCTTGCTGAAGAAGCTTGGGAGCGGGCTGGGCGCGAGATGCGTACAGGTTATGACCTGCGTACTGCTCGCCGGTCAATGAATCTGATGACCATCGAGTGGCAGAACCGTGGTATCAACATGTGGACAATTGAGCAGGGTTCCTTCAACCTGACTCAAGGTCTAAGCACATACGCTCTGCCATTGGATACCATCGATCTGATGGAGCATGTCATCCGAACCGGCGGGAACAATCAGAGCACACAGGCTGATTTAAACATCACTCGCATCAGCGTTTCGACCTACGCCACAATTCCAAACAAGCTGACGCAAGCCCGACCGATTCAGGTCTGGGTTCAACGCATGTCGGGAGAGTTGTCTCCAGCCAATGCCACGCTCGTAGGAACGATCAATTCCTCGACGACAACCATTGTGCTCAGTTCCGTCTCAAGCCTGCCTTCCAGCGGTTTTATTCGGATTGATGACGAAGACATCTATTATGGATACATCACCGGGACAACACTTGGCGGCGTATTCAGGGGGCAGAACGGAACCACTCCAGTCAGCCACACTAATGGCGCTGTGGTCTACAACCCCAATCTGCCATGCATCACTGTGTGGCCTGTACCGGATAGTGTGACCCCATACACATTCGCTTATTGGCGTATGCGAAGGATTCAGGACACTGGTGCCGGCATCCAGACAAGTGATATGAACTTCCGTTTCCTGCCTTGTGTTGTTGCAGGATTGGCGTACTACATTGCCATGAAGGTGCCGGAGCTTATGCCCCGGATGGACATGTTGAAACAGGTCTATGACGAGCAGTTCAACCTCGCGGCAGGTGAAGATCGAGAGAAGGCCGCAGTGCGTTTCGTCCCTCGTCAGACATTCATTGGCGGATCGAGTTCGTAATGGGCAATAGGTTTGCAGCCGGCAAGAAGGCGATTGCCATGTGCGATCGTTGCGGGCAACAGTTTAAATTGAAGACTCTGAAAGAAGAGGTCATCAAGACAAAACGGTACAACTTGCTTGTCTGTAATGAGTGCTGGGATCCGGATCACCCGCAGCTTCAGTTGGGGATGTATCCTGTAGATGACCCTCAAGCCCTGAGGAATCCGAGGACAGACACAACTTATCGTCAAGCAGGTTTAAACCCTGTCGGATTTCCGACAGATGGTTCAAGGGTCATTCAGTGGGGTTGGAATCCGGTTGGCGGAGCTAGTGCAGACGATGCAGGATTAACGCCAAATTATTTGGTATTGACCGTACAGGTCGGTACAGTGACAATTGCAACAACTTAAGGAGTTGATCATGGACGCAAAGAAAGCAGTTCACAAGCATGAATCGCACATGCACCCCGGCAAAACGCCAACTAAATTTGCCAAAGGCGGTAAAACCAATCTGCAAATGAAGCAGCTTGGTCGTAATCTTGCCAAGGTTGCAAACCAGCAAAAACCTGTTCGTAGTGTTCGTAAAGCGGGGATTTAATCATGGCTTTTACGATGAAAAAAATGGGCAAAGAAGTTGGTCCTGCCAGCGTCTACGCCATCCCCCACACAATGGATGGCAAAAAAGGTGTTGACCTGAAAAACAGCGGTTATCAGGGCGGCACAAAAAATACACCCAACGATGTCAAAATGTCTGTTGGTAATTTGACTCGGGACAAGTATCCCGAGCCAAAGACAAGCGGCATCAAAATTCGCGGCACCGGAGCGGCCACAAAAGGCGTGATGGCTCGTGGCCCTATGGCGTGAGGTTTAAATGAATTACTCTGAACTTGTCACCGCTGTTCAAGATTACTGTGAGAACACATTTCTCACGGTAGATATGAACGCGATGATTCGTATCGCAGAGCAAAACATTTACAACACAGCCCAGCTTGCCAGTCTTAGAAAGAATATGACCGGCAATCTTTCTGTTGGCAACCCGTATCTTTCTGCGCCAAATGATTTTTTGTCGGTATATTCATTGGCCGCAATTAAGCCCAACGGTGAATATTTGTATCTTCTAAATAAAGATGTAAACTTTATTAGAGAAGCATACCCAAACCCCGGAACCTCATCCGTCAGTTCAAGAGGGTTGCCAAAGCACTATGCAATTTTTGGCCCTACATACGGCAGCCTAAATGAGTTGTCGTTTATTTTGGGACCAACGCCAGATCAGGCATATGGCGTAGAACTGCATTTTTATTATTTGCCAGAATCAATTGTTCAGGCAGCCATTAATCAAGTAACAATTTCTTCTGGCGGATCTGGATACGCCAATGGGACATATTTTAATGTCCCACTAACTGGGGGCAGTGGTTCATCGGCAACGGCTAATATTATTGTTTCTGGCAACGCCGTCACATCAGTTACTATTTCAAAGAGTGGTTGTTTTTATGCTGTAAACAATTCACTTAGCGCAAACAATTCCAACTTGGGCAACTCGGGAAGCGGGTTTGTTCTTACAGTAAACAGTGTTTTCAATTCAACAGGAACCACTTGGCTTGGCGACAATTTTGAAACGGCATTGTTTAATGGCGTCATGGTTGAGGCCATTAGGTTTATGAAGGGTGATCCTGATCTTGTGCAACTCTATGATCAGCAGTACAAGCAATCCATCAGTCTTCTCAAGAATCTTGGCGACGGCAAGCAGCGCATGGATGCTTATCGTGATGGTCAAGTAAGAAATCCGGTGGTTTAAATGGCAATAGTCCAAACAGCCACAAACACGTTTAAAACGCAGTTGCTTAATGGTGGATTTAATTTCACCTCAGACACGTTTTACATTGCTTTGTATACTGCAAATGCAAATTTAAACGAAAACACAACTGCGTATACATCTGAAAATGAAGTTGTGGCATCCGGGTATGCTCCCCAGCCTTTGACAGTATCTATAACGCCCACATCCAGTAACGATGTGTCTTATATTTCATTTAACAATGTATCTTGGAACGCAGCCATCACGGCCCGTGGTGCTTTGATTTACAAAGCAGGCGATAACGGTGCTGTTTGTGTTTTAGATTTTGGATCTGACAAAACATCCACCTCCACATTTCAAGTGCAGTTTCCTGCTGCAAGCAGTAACTCCGCAATCATTCGCATCAATTAAGGAGCAATTATGTCCAAAGAATTTTCAAATTTTGGCGATCACGCAAAAGTTACCATGCAATCCAACGTCACGGGCAACGAGTCCGTTGGCATTGAAGGCCACTACCATGTGGTCTGCCGAGATGCTGACGGCAACATCAAATGGGAAGATGAGTTTCCCAATCTGGTCAACGAAGGCGGCAAGCAATTGATGCTTGATACGTTGCTTCGCACTTCTGGCACCTACACCACTGTTGGCCCGTTTCTGGGCCTGATTTCTGGTGCTAGCCCGACCTTTGCCGCCGCTGACACCATGACCTCTCATGGCGGATGGACTGAGTTCATCAACTACACCGTTGGTGGTTCTGCTGTTCGCGGCACGGCTGTATTTACTGCTTCTACATCGACTGGAACCACGCCGTCGAATGTGACTACTTGCGCTGCTGCGGCTATCACCTACACCATCACTGGTGCGGGCGGCACGGTGGGTGGCTGCTTCTTGGTGACCGGCGCTGGCGCTGTCAGTACTCAAAGCAGCACGGCAGGTACTCTGTATAGCGCAGGCGCATTTGCCACTGCCAAAGTAACCACCGCAGGCGACACTGTAAGCGTTACCTACAGCACCACTGCAACTTCTTAAAGGAGTCTTAAATGGCTCTGGTCCTTGCAAACCGTGTCCAAGAGACGGCCACGGCGAATACTACCGTAAGCTTCACTCTTACGGGTGCGGTGCCGGGGTTCCAATCGTTTGCCGTTATCGGCAATACAAACACAACCTACTACTCGGCCACTGACGCTTCTGGCAATTGGGAGGTGGGCGTTGGCACATACTCCACAACTGGGCCGACGCTGGACCGCACTACGGTTTACGCTTCCAGCAACTCTGGTAACGCGGTGACCTTCTCGGGCGCTGTAAACGTCTTTGTGACGTACCCGTCTGGCCGGTCAGTTAATTTAAATGAAACCGGCAATGTCTCTGCGCTGGGCACAGTATCCTCTGGCACATGGCAGGGATCGACTATCGGTGTGGCTTATGGCGGAACGGGCGTAACGGCTTCTTCCGGGGCCAACTCGGTTGTGCTGCGCGATGCCAATGAAAACATCACAGTAAACCGCCTCAATCAAGGTTTGCAAAACATTACCGCTTCTGGCGGCACAACGACGCTGACGGCGGCGTCAGACTTTAATCAGTTGTTGACGGGCACTGGAAACCACACATTCAGATTGCCTGATGCAACCACACTGACCGACACCACGGCGTTTCAGTTCAACAACGCCGCTACCGGAACGCTGACCATCCAGAACAATGCTGGCACAACTGTTGGCACTGTTACGACGGGCGGGGCGGCTAATGCAGTTCTCATATCAAATGCCACTGTTGGTGGCACATGGGAATTCCACGGCTACTTGCCTGAAGGTGTCACATGGGGCACCAATGCTCTTGATTTGGGCACAACCGTTATTTCAAACGGCACATGGCAAGGCGGCACAATTCAGTCTGGCTACGGTGGTACAGGCCTGACCACGTTTGCAGGCGCAAACAACGCCCTGTACTCTACAAGCGCATCTGCTCTTGTAGCTGGCACCCTGCCTGTTGCTGCGGGCGGCACCGGCAATACCACGGGGCAAGCTGCTTCCGTGGCCAACGCCGTCACGTTCAACGACGGCGGCTCTGGCGGCGCGTCAGGCTCGACCTTCAACGGTTCGGGTGCCCTGACTGTCAGCTACAACACCGTTGGAGCACCCAGCACTGGAGGTGCAAACGCCAGTGGCACTTGGGGCATCAGCATTTCGGGTAATGCTGCGACTGCAACCACTGCTACGACGGCCACCACCGCCACCAATCAAAGCGGTGGCACGGTAAGCGCGACGACGGGGTCTTTTACAAGCAACTTGACCTCTAATTTTGGGTACTCAAACCAAGACAACGCCCTGCGCATCTTTGCCCCGGGCGGCGCGTCTTATGCAACTACCGCCAGCACCGTTACGGGGGCCATTAAGGTAAGAATACCGGCAGCCGCAAGGGGCTCCAATACCATGATCTCATTTAAGGTCAAGGTATATCAGTACAGTGCCGGCTTGTCTGGTGAGTTTCAGATAAGCGGCTACAACTATAGCGACGTTGCGTTCACTTGGTATAACATAACTGCCACCAGTCTGTCGCAGTCACTCCCTGACCTTACTGTCCGGTTTGGCGATGATGGTACTTCTCAGTGTGTGTACATTGGAGAACTTGCCTCGACATGGTCATATCCACAGGTAGTCGTCACCGACTTGATTGCGGGATATAGCGGCTATACCACAGCACTGTGGGCCTCGGGCTGGTCAGTTAGTTTCGAGTCATCGGCATTCGCTGGCGTTACAAACTCCACCGTCGCACAGAGAACAATTAACACTGCCAACTACACCAGCTACTCGCCCACCCTGACGGGCGGCGGTGCTTCGGGCACTTGGGGCATCAGCATTTCGGGTAATGCTGCGACTGCAACCACTGCAACCACTGCTACTACGGCCACCACTGCCGACGCTCTGAATGCTGGAAACAACTACACCGGCAACCAATTTACGGCCAGCGGTTCAAACGGGTATTTCTTTGCAAACAGAAGTGCAATAGCCAACCAAGCAGGTATTCAATTTCAAACTGCTGGGACTACTAACTGGTATAATTATTTAGACAATAGCACTAACACACTTGCTTGGTATCAAACGAATACCAACACGCAGGTGATGACGCTCACCCAAGCGGGCGTCCTTAACGTTGTTGGCACAGTTACAGGCATCAATTTTGCTGACGCCATTGGCACATACAACGTCAATCTCGGCTCTGGCGGCACTGAGGGACGCGGTGCAGTTGCGGGTTACAGTGGTGGTTCGTATGGCGGTATTGGCTACAATGTTCGGCACAC